CACGTTCAACAACGCATACAAGTTTCCGACCTCGGATGGAACAGTAGGTCAGGTGTTTGCCACGGATGGTGCGGGCAATATCTCATTCACTGATCTTTCTATAGGAGATTTGACAGTCATTGGCTCAACTATAACCACACCATCTAATGCCGACCTAACACTGGATCCGGGAGGAACTGGAAACGTGGTGCTCAAGACCTCAGCGAACTTCATACAGGGATCCGCGCACACAATCTCGTCCGAGGATGCGACCGGCACATACAAAGCGAGGCAATATTTACTGTGGGGAGAGACCACGGATGCCACGGAAACTGAGATATTTGTGGGCGGTGTTACCAATGCCAGGATACCAGTGGGCACGAACACCACGATCAACTATTCGGTGCAGGTGGTTGCGCGTAGGACCGACGCCACGGGAGAATCAGCGGCGTGGGAACTGAAAGCCCTGGCGGACAGTTTCTCGGGCACGGTTGCCAACGTGGGCAACGTGTATGAAGTGATCGTGGCCAGAGACGACGAAAACTGGCTAGTGGACGCCCGGGCGGACGACACAAACAATTCCGTGGGCATATACGTCACGGGCGTGGCCGGCAAGACAATACGCTGGGTGGCCGAAGTTGAAACATCAGAGGTCAGTGAATAATGGCCAGGCGTACTAGATCATATCAGCTGGACAACGACAAAAGAGAGATCAAGGTCAACGGCAAGTCCGTCATCGACCTTTCCACATCATCGACCAACACGGTCAAGACCGTGGGTGGTGCGGCATCACAGGCGGTGCAGGTACAGGCAAATGGTGAAGACGACAACATTGACTTGATTTTAGCACCCAAGGGATCGGGAGCCATAGACATCAACAACCAATACAAACTGCCCACAGCGGACGGATCAGCTGACCAAGTGCTGGCGACAGATGGATCCGGACAACTTTCATTCACAACCATATCAACCACATCAGTGTCAGACGGAAACTCCAGTGTCGCTGTTGCTGATGCTGGTTCGGGCACGGTCACGGTCACGATCGATGGTGAGACTGTTGCCACCTACAGCTCAACACTGGCATTTGACGTCAACAATGCCACATCGGCGATAAGATTGCCCAATGGTACCACAGCACAGAGACCTGCGGGCGTAACAGGATTACTACGTTACAACTCATCCACGGACAAGATAGAGGGATATACCACAGCAGGTGGATGGGCGGAACTCGGTGCTTCGGCGTCATCGGCGGTCGCGGACAGTGGCGAATCCGTAATCGGTATAGGCCTAAATGCCAAGGACTTGGATTCTTTTACCACAACAGCATATGATTCTGCCTTATACTTTGCTGTCACGATGGATGAATCCAATAATAATGTGGTCTCGACGCAGAAATACAGTGTGGTTCACAATGATTCAGATGCTTTTATATCGATCTCACACGCAACCGAATCAAATGTAGGACACAATTACATGACTGTAACAGCAGACGTATCAAGTGGAAAGGTGAGAGTAAGGGGCACAGGAGCATCAGATATCAACAGTGTAAGTTGGTATAGATGGCCTTTAGGCGATCAGACAACAGACACAACATCAGGAAATATAGGAATCTTCTCACAGGCAGACGCAACCAACTCGCAAACTAACTTCAACTCATATGTCGACACAGGAGAATCCACTTCTATCAATAATACTGCAACTAAAAATCTAGATACATTTTCAGCAACTGCCATTAACTCCGCAGTGTATTTTACTGTGACCAGAGATGAGACCAACAGTGATGTTATGATGGCAAAATACAATGTCACACACGACAGTACATATGCCTACATGAATCAAACGCATATTGTGAAATCAGACGAATCAAACAGTTATCCAACAGTGACTACAGATATCAGCAGTGGTACCGTGAGATTAAGAGGACAAGGAAATTCTGCACTCAACAGTATGTCTTATTACAGATTATCACTGGGCGGTGGTACAGTACTGGCAGTATCAGACGCTGTAAAAACTTTTTACAACAGCGATGTAGACACAGCAACAGAAGTGTTAGACTCATGGTCTTCTGGTAGCAACAGAGGTGCAAAATATATCATAACTGGAAAAAATTCAGACACCGGTGTGACCTGTGTGCAAGAAGCAATAGTGGTGCATGATGGAACTTCGTCATACATCAGTAATTATGGAACAACGTGTACAGCAGGAACTGATGCAATCTTTACACTCACAACAGACATAAGTGGCGGAAACGTAAGGTTATTAGTAGGTGCTTCATCGGCCAATTGGGCAATAATAGGACACAGAGTACTATTGGCAGATTCAATGAGTACGACATATGATGGTAGTACAGCAGACGTACACAGGACACTGGATTCTACGGTCACAAGTTCTGCGGCGACCGAGATAGATTCTTGGTCCACAAGTGACCACACTGGAGCATTTTACGTTGTAACGGGACACAATTCATCAGAAGCGGTGGCTTCTATACACGAAGTTATGCTGTTGGCGGACAGTTCAAATGCATATGTTTCGGCACATGGTATAAGTTCAAAAGGCACAGACCAATTGAACTTTACAGCAACAAACAGTTCAGGAACAATAGCATTAAAAGCCGCATCAACCAGTGGCGGTAGCACAGCAGTCAGCGCCTGGAGGGTTCATCTAAAAAGAGAAGATGCTGGTGCATCTGTTATTGACTCTTGGAGTGCATCTTCATACAGAGGAGCAAAATATTTCTTAAGTTTAAATGATTCATCAAACAACAAACTGCAGAACATTGAAGCATTGGTTGTACACGATGGGACAAATGCCTATATCACAGCATATGGTGGTATTCAAACTTACACCGGCACAGCGTTAACAACACTGTCGGCGGATATATCAGATGGTAATGTAAGACTAAAAGGACTGTCAGCACAGTGTAGGATAACAGGTTACAAGATACTGCTTTCAGATTCGGAGTCAGCGAGCGACGGCGACAACGTGGCAACCATAGCAACAAAAACAGTCAGTTCGTCAGCAACACAACTAGACACATTTACATCAGACACAGCAACAGGTGCCTTTTACATTGTTACTGGTTACAACTCGGCAGAGGGAGCGGCCAGCATATCAGAGGTTACTGTGGTCAGCGGTGTTGGTGCTGACGGCAGTACCCAAGACGCTTTTGTGAGTGCCGGTCCAACGGTATCAACCAAAGGCACAGACCAATTGACATTCACAGCATCGTTCGATGGTACGAGTACAATTTTGAATGCCGCAAGTACATCCGGTGGATCCACATCTGTTAGTGCATACAGGGTTGACTTATTGAGAGGCGCGGGCGGTGCAGTCGCAGTAAACCTAACAGTGTCGGCGGATCAAACAATCACAGGTGAAAAAACTTTCGCAAATCAAGTTGTTAAACTTACTAATTTACCTACCAGCGATCCAGGAGTTGCAGGACAACTTTGGAGAGACGGTACAGACCTAAAAGTAAGCGTTGGTTAAACTATCAGATCTAATATTGTCTGCAACTTACCTTTTATACTTTTATTGTTGAGGGTGTTCCTGAGACCCATGTGTAAGTTCTTAGGCCAGCACTCGAATGCCGTCCAGCAGTAGCCGGAGTGTTCCGCATTCAGTTGTGGTATGAACTCTGACTCTATTGCCACGAGGTATGTGTGGAAGAAGAACTTCTGATCGTTTGAAGTGAACATCTCCAACGGTATCACCTTCTTGAACTTAGGAGTGTCTCCCACTTCCTCTTGTATCTCACGCTTGAGTCCCTCGAATGCTGATTCGGTATACTTGGCCTGCCCTCCAACCAGTCCCCACATGCCCTGTGTCTTTTTATCAGTGCGTTGTAGGAATAGGAAACGCTTCGTGGAAGTGCTGTAAAACAGCGCACCCGAACAGACTATGTTTTCTTTCATAAAGTATTATAACAAGTTATTTGTGTTTTATCAAGGGGTGGTAGCATCAGTGCTGGCATCATATCCAGTTGCTCCACCATCTAAAACTATGCTCCAATTACCAGCGGTGTAAACGCCCTCGTAGGATTTGACCCATTCTGTGCCATTGAACCTATACTGTATTCCTGTGTTGAGATTGGTCACGTAGTGCTGTGTGGAATCTGGATTGGATGCATCAAACGCCACGTTCCATTTGCCTGTGGTGCTGTTGTATTCTATGATGTCACCCACTCTTGCTACTAGTGTTCCCCAAGTGTCACTCTGGAATGAGGCAGTGGAATCGCCCACGTCGTTGATCACTAGATATCTGTCACCATTCGCCGGTGTGCCCGGATCGAACGTCGCTGGGTTTATGATCTTCTTGACAGCGGTCAGAGAGTTGGTCGGTATGGTGTCTGAATCTATGCTGTAAAGCAGTATGGTGTCGTCCAGTGTTGTGGTAGCGATTGTGCCTATAACCTCATTACCGTTTGGCTGTTTTAAACGTATTTGTGAAGTGCCATTAGTGACCTTGCCGTACTGATCCAGTAATACCTTCCAGTTCACGGCCGGTCCAAAAGTCTCAAAAGGATCATAGTTCGATGTTGCGGTAGCACCGGTGTAATATCCATCACCACCGGATCCCACATTGACTCCTGTCGTTCCTAATAATCTAAGTTGATTTCCTGTGACCAATAATCCAAAGTTGTTCGGTGTCACATAACTCCTAGACATAAGTTCTCCGTCTATCAAGCCCTTGGCTATGCCACCATCATCGTCATATATGCTCATGATTATTTTTTGTATCACACCCAGTTTCTTGACCTTAACCGGAGGGGATAACCATATCGGCATCGAGAACGTCATCGTGGCCACATCAATCTCTGAATCAGCACCAACCGGTATGGTCCTAGAACTGAAGTTCGTGCCAGTCA